TTAGTCATTAACACTGGAGATACTGCACATACAAAGGTACAGATATCTCCAGAGTTCGTAGAGATGTGTAGCGAGCATTTTCGCAGAGTATCCGAATATGCTCCATATCATATACTTCTTGGTAACCATGATTTAAATCTAGTAAACCTTAGTAGACAGGACGCAATCACACCTATTGTTAACAGTATAGGGTCATCAACAAAACACCCAATCGTTCTACACAAGAAATCTGGAGTGTATAGTATAAATGATGAGATTGACTTGTATGTGTTCTCATGTGCTGATGTTAAGAATTACCCAAATCCAGCAGAAGCAAAAGACGATAAGGTTAACATAGGACTATACCATGGTGCTATAAGTTCTGCAGTAACAGATACTAACTGGGAGATGGATGATTGTGATGACGATACATCTTTATTCGATGGGCTAGATTACACTCTTCTTGGAGACATTCACCAACATCAATTCTTAGATCAAGACGGAAGAATAGCATATGCTGGCTCTCTCATTCAGCAAAACTTCGGCGAGAAACCAGATAAAGGTTTCTTACTCTGGGATATTCAAGATAAGAATGAATGGGATGTAGATCATATAAAACTAAAGGGTTCAAAGCGATTCTTCACAGTAGAACTAAATGAAGATTTTTCTATACCTGATACTGAAGTAGAGCCAGGCGCAAGAATAAGAATTACAACGAAGACACAATTTACTTTAGCAGACCAACAGCACTTCGAAAGACTTGTTAAGAAGAAGTTTAAGACGACAGATGTTATAACTGTACCACCACAGAATATTGGTAGCCACGAGACAGAATCAGTACTCGGCAAAAAGATAAAGATCGCTAACTTAAGAGATACTGATGTCCAAGAGAATCTTATACGTGAATTTCTTAAAGATAGGAAGCTTCCAGACAACGTCTTGTCAAAGATATTTGAATTGAATAAGAAATTCCAAACTCTAGTAGAGAAAGACGAAGACATAATCAGAGATGTGTTTTGGAAGATAGAAACTATTGGTTGGAGTAATATGTTCAACTATGGGGAGAATAACATAATTGACTTCTCAAAGATCAAAGGCATTAGTGGGCTGTTTGCTCCCAACTCTGCAGGCAAGTCATCTTTAATAGACATTATATTAGAATCTCTTTATGACAAAACAACTACTGGTGTATCTAAGAACATGTTTCTTGTAAACGATAACAAAAAAGTAGCCAAGATGATAGCAGAAATATCTGCAGGTGATGAGTCATTTACTATTGAGAGAAAAATAGAAAAGATTAAATACGGAAAGAGAAAGCTAGAAGAAGAAAAGGAATGGGGTAAGACATCTGTTGGTTTTGTTTCAACTGATGAAAGTGGAAAAGAGCTAGAATCATTCAACGGACAGTCTAGACCAGAGACTGAGAAGAATATAAGAAAATATCTTGGGACATACGAAGACTTTGTTATGACATCTCTTCTTGCACAATCTAGAGAAACAGATATAATCAAGTGCAAAGAGACAGACAGAAAGAAAATCCTTTACAAGTTTATGGATTTAGATGTCTTTGACCAAAAGTACAAGCTTGCAAAGGATGATGGCAGGCCACACTTTCAAAGGTTAAAAGATTTTGATGATGGAGACTTGGAGACTATATGCGAAAATGAAAGTATGGCGTATAGTATACTAAACGAAGAGCTCAATGAACTCAAAATGACGAAGCTAGAAAAAAAGAAAGAACTAGCTATCATAAGAGAAGAATTGCAGGTGTTAAGAGACAGCAAGAAGTTTGTCGACAACTGTGGTGATCAGCACACGACTCTCAGGTCATTGAAGCAAGCTTGTGATGATGGTCTACACGAATGTAAGGTGCTCGACAAACTGAAAGAGGAATGCAATAGACTCAGCTTAGAAGTACTAAAGCTATCTGATTCAAGTACTTCAACAGATATTGAAAAAATAGAGAAATCTCTTATAGAGTACGAGCATATTGCTCTTAAGCATAAGGAAGCACAGGCGGTATTAGAACACGAGACAAAGATATTAGAACGCTGGAACAAAGATGTAACAATCCTAAGTGAAGTTCCATGTGGCAATGAATTCCCTACTTGTAAGTTCTTAACCAATGCTTTTGATAAGAAGAGAGACATCATAAATCAAAGAGACAGAGTAATAGAAGGAACAAGTAAGGTAGAGCTACTCGAGTCTAAACTAAATGAGATTGATTTAAGTACTTGGCAAAGGGCATCGAGTGCTTACAAGAACATTATTGAATCTCTTGAATCAAAAAGAACTTTGATGTCACAGTGCAAACTTAAAATAGAGAACAAAAAGCTGAAAGTCGTTTCCATATTCGAAAAAGCTATCCGTCTGCATTCGAATAAGACTAGATGGGAAAAGAATAAAGAAGCAATCGAAAGCAACAACATAATTGATAACAATATAATAGACGTAGATAAGAAGAGATTCGCGATAACTACAGCCTCAGAGCATCTTGATAAGAGAATGTTGGCAGTCACTAAAGATATTGGATCGAAAGAGTCTTTAGTGGCCCATCTCAAGAAAGAGTTAGGCGAGATGAAAGATTTGAGGACTTTGTGCGATGCATATGAACATTACTCTGACACAATGGGTAAACATGGGATCGCATACAAGATACTTGTAGAAAAGCTTCCACTCATAAATGACGAAATAAACAAGATCCTGTCATCTGTAGCGAACTTTAATGTGTTCATCGAGCATGACAGAGATGAGAACAGCATACGTCTTTACCTAAAGTATGGTGATTATGTAGGTAGAAGGTTAGAGCTCGCAGGGGGAGCTGAGAAGCTCATGGCATCTATAGCAATACGGACAGCGCTTCTCAGCATCACAAACCTACCAAAGACGAATATGTTTATTATCGATGAAGGATTCGGCTCTTTAGACGGTTCTAATATAGATAACATAAACAAACTGTTTGATTACTTAAGGACAGTGTTCGATCATGTTCTAATAATTAGTCATATAGATGTTATGAAAGACATGGTCGACAACAATATAGAAATATCTGTAGACGAAGAGGGATACTCTCACGTCGAAGTTATATGATGCTTAGAAAGGCAAAAACATGAGATGGGTTAAAAACACAAGTGGTAAAAAAGATGCAATGCTAACATTCGCAGTTATAGGATTTATTGTAGTAATTCTTAAGCTGTTGTTCGCAGGAAACTCTGTAGTTGTTGGGGATAATCTGTATACCTTTGGAACATTAAGTGCTTCTGAGATCGCCGCTATCTTGATACCAACATTCGGAGCGTATGTTGTAAGGAGATATACTGACTCACTATGTGAAGAGTTCGCAGATAGCGAAGAATAGTGCAAGGGTTCTTAAGTAAGCTAAGAAAGTTCATGGTGATGTTTTTAGTAATTATCATCATGGCCATGGGCGTTGTTCTATACTACAAGGACTACAGTCATAAAAAAGAAGTGACAAAGTTATATAACGAAATAGCTACACAGGCAGAGACAATAGAAGTACAAGACGGAGTATATAAAAAACAATCTCTTGTTATAGCTAACAACTCTACTCTTCTTTCCAGATTGGCTGGAAAGAATGAAGAAAGCTTTGAAGCACTTAAAAGGCTTGACGACGAAATTAGTAAGAAAGATGAGATGATACTCTCACTTACAAAGGCTAAAGCAGTATGGAAGAAAGATTATGAAGCACTTGTTAAGGCAACTGAAGAGAAGGTCGAGACAGCTGAGACACAATCTACCAGAACTAAAATATCGTTTGAAAAGAATTTTGGATATATAAGTGCAAGCGGATGGACACTAACTAATCCAGCAGAGGCATATATAAGGGTCGCACAAAACAAACCACTTACATTAGTATTGGCCCTAACACAGGACAAAAAGAGTAGGTGGAGCACCACAGTCGCCTCGTCAGAAGATAATGTAGGAGTAGATATAGACATATCGTCAGTTAACCCTTATATGTTTGATATGAAATGGTATGAAAAAGTATCAGTGGATATCGGTATACAGTATGCAGGAGGGATGTTCCCGTATGTTGGTACCTCTTATGCTCTTAACAACGGAATATACTTCGGTGCAGGAGTCTGGGGAACACAGAATGCTATTGGAGCTTATGGTTCCGTAGGGTATTCATGGACACCGTTTAGGAGATAGAGTTGAAAAAGTTCCCTGATAAGATGGTTATCTACGACCTTTGTGAAACATATCATAGGTCTGGTGATTTTGAGTTTAAGATCGTTCTTGATAAGACATTCAAAAATGGTCACGATATATCTATTAAGATGTTCGATCCAGATAACAACCCAATGGAAGTGAATTCTGAAGTTTGGGGAAGAAAAGTTAACTGTATCTTTTCGATAGACAAAGACATTAGTGAAGGAGTATGCGTGTTGAAAATAGAACTACCTGAAGGTATATCGGAAAATGTACAGTATTGGATAATAAAATGACTAACTGGAGAGAAAGTGTCAGGGTGCCAATGTGGTGCCCGTTGTGCACAAGAATGATGAAAGGCAGCAAGTCAAATTCTACATATTACAACCATAATTGTTGTTCAGATTGCTTTATTGCCTTCGTTGATGGTAGGGAAGAGAAGTGGGAAGCTGGTGAAAGACCATCTGAAGAACGCATAAGGGAATACTACAAGAAATTAGATTTAAAGTAATGATTTCATTTTATTATTAAATTTAAGAGAATCATCATACTTATCAAGTATAAAACCATTGGAGATACACGACATGGATGCAGAAAGCTTCGAAGTACAAGGTACACCGTACCTACAGAAAGATGATAGAAACTCACTTCTAAAACAAGTGTCAGAAGATTTAATTTCTCGTAACCCATCACACGGGTTTCAAGTTAAGTTTCATGGAGAGAACGAAGTAACTGTCACTTATCACTCCTATGAGATGGATCTTCAGCAGAGGATAGCGGTAGTAGAGGACCAATGCGAGCAGCTCTTCAAGGAGTGGATGAAGAATGTCAAGAAAGACTTCAAAGCTCAGGGCGGTGGAACTCTAAAGCTCAAGGAAGACAAGGATGCTAGGATGAATAGCGCGGAAAAAGTGTCGTTGAATAACAGATACTATTATAGGTCTTCTAGAGTGTATAGTATGTAAGCAATGAATCGGAAGCAGCTAAAAGCTGAGGTCATTAAGTGCGGTCGAGACCCTGCATACTTCATAAGAAAATACGTCAAGATTCAACATCCAGTTAGAGGCCTCATTCCATTTGAACTCTATGACTACCAAGGTGATTTACTCATCGCATATGAAGAGCACCGGTTTAACGTAATATTAAAAGCTCGACAACTAGGAATCTCAGAGACTACAGCAGCATACGCTACTTGGCTTATGCTGTTTCGTCGCGACAAGAATATAGTTGTAATGGCAACAAAGAAAGAAGTTGCCAAGAATATAATTAGAAAAGTAGCCACCGCAATAAAGAATCTGCCACCTTGGTTGATGCTTGCGAGAGTAATAACTGATAACGTATACTCAATAGAACTTTCTACAGGTTCTAGAATAAAAGCTGTTTCATCTGCAAAAGATGCTGGCCGTTCCGAAGCAGTATCACTGTTAATCGTTGATGAAGCAGCTCACATAGATAATATGGATGAGATCTGGACTGGTATGAGACCGACTGTCGCTGCTGGTGGTAAAGCTATAGTTTTATCGACGCCTCTTGGAACAGGGAACATGTTTCATAAAACATTCACCCAGGCAGAAAATAACGAAAATGAGTTCCACCATACGACACTCATGTGGTGGTTGCATCCAGAAAGAATTTTAGATAAAGATGGAATACCAGACCTTGAAGATGATGAGTTAAGACCAGGGTTTAAGACAAGTTCGTGGTTTAGAAATGAAACCAAGGGTATGGATCCACGAGAGATTGCACAGGAATTAGAGTGCAACTTCAACGCGTCAGGCGATAACTTTATAAATCCAGAATATCTAGAGAAGATTAAAAATACTACTGTAGACATTCCAATCTCATTCGAACATACTGATAGAAACTTGCATGTGTGGGTTCCACCAACTAGAGAAACAGAGTACTTTGTCATAGCAGATGTCGCAAGAGGTGATGCTACTGATTACTCTGCTGCGCATGTGTTTAGAATATCTGATATGTCACAGTGCGCAGAGTACAAGGGAAAATTACCCACTGATGCCTTTGCATTGTTTTTAGTTAATCTTGCAATAAAATACAATGGAGCAATGCTGGTTGTAGAGAATAATAACGTTGGATTTGCTTGTTTAGAACACATAAAGATTCTTGAATACGAAAACTTGTATTTCTCTCCAAAGAGCCAGTTTGATGAGGGAGCAGCTTTCAATATGATGCTCCCTATGCCAGACGACAGCAAGTACGTTCCAGGGCATACTACATCACCACGTACTCGCCCAATAATGTTGTCGAAATTAGAAGAGTACATAAGACTAGGCAAAATAGTTCTCAGATCAGAGAGAACTGTAGAGGAGCTTAGGAAGTTCATTTGGAAGAATGGCCGCCCAGAAGCTCAATCAGGTCACAATGATGATTTAGTTATGTCTGCTGCTATTGCATGCCAAATTCATAGCTCACATTTTGCTTCTACATAT